CGGCGATACGGTGGTGGTGGCGCAGCGGCCGGCGGGCCTTGACCCGGTGACCATCGCGATCATCGCGGGCCTCACGCTCGCGGTCGCGTCCTTCGCGCTGATCCCGAAGCTGCCGGGCCAGTCATCAACCGCGACAAACAACAGCCCAAACAACCGGCTTACAGGGCAGAGCAACGTCGCGCGGGCCTATCAGGCGATTCCCGATCTGTACGGCCGGCGCCGCGTGTGGCCGGACCTGATCCAGCCTTCGACAATCGAGTACGTCAACCACGTTAAGTGGGTGACGGAGTGGCTCTGCGTGTCACGCGGCAAGTGCACGATCAGCGATGTCAAGTTTGCTGACACGCCGCTCAGCGACATCGAAGGCGCGAGCTGGGCGCTGTACGAGCCGGGCACCACGCCACCGGCGCCGCCTGGCGGAACGGCGCCGCCGGCGCCGCCCACGCCTACCCCGCCGCCTGGTGTGCCGGCCGGTTACCCCGAAGCGCTCACAACGCGCCTCGCCGGCGTAACGGAGAGCTTTGCAGCGCCGGACGCCGACGGGCAGGAGTTGTCGCGGAATGCGACATACACCCCCGTCCCCACTGACTGGCTAATTAGCCTGACCGTGGGGAGCCCGTCAACAAACATCGTAATTCAGGCCTACGACTCGATCGCTTACAACCAGATCAGGGCGTCCTCTCTTCCGCTGTCGTGCTCATTTCACTTTCAGGCTCCGGCCTATGCCCCAATCAGCGGAACCATAACTTCAATCTCAACCTCCGCAGGCATTGTGACCATCGGCATTAGCCTGGCCTCTTCGCTTTCTTCAGGCTTGCCGCGAAAGGTGACGATCTACCCGGCCGGAACGCCGCCGGTAGTTGCGATCGGCCCTTTCATCCTGCCTATTGACAATGCCACACGCATCGCCTTCAACACGGTGTTTCTGCGCGGGCTAAAGGGCACGGTTTCCATCTTGGCGGAGTGGGAGAAGGTCGACAGCGGCGGCACGCCAATACCAGGCACGGGCGAGAGTCAAACCTTTGACTTCATCGACGACACCTTCAATCAGCGTTTCTTCACGACCGTGCTCGTGCCAATTGCAGGCGCTGGCCGCTACAGCATCAAGTTCACCCGACAGGACACGCCGAACGCAGCTGGCGACGACGTGGCTAAGCTGGAGGCCGTCTTTGCGCAGCGTTACTTCGAAACCAAGGATCTCCCCGGCGTAACCGTCATCCGCGTCATCACAAAGGCCACTGACCAAGCCACCAGCCTGAGAGATCGGAAGTTCAATTGCATAGTTGAGCGCCACGTCCGCACGCTGACGACCGACACGCTCAGCGTCTCGCGCAACTTCGCCCGCGCCATGGCCCACCTCTGGACGATCAGCGGCCAGCCCATCGGCGAACTCGACACCACGGCGCTGGCGGCCATCAACACGGCGCTCGGCGAAACCTCGCCGCTGCTGCGCTTCGACGGCAGCCTTGACGACGCCGAGGTCAGCCTTGAGGAGCGCATGCAGCTGATCGCGAACCACGCGCGCTGCATCTTCTGGCGCGACGGCACGAAGTGGACGGCCACCCGCGACCAGGCGCGCACGACGCCGGAGCTGCAGCTCGACTACCGCAACCTTGCCGGCAGCGCCGACTCGACGGTCAACGAGTCCTTCCACCTCCCGGGCAGCCGCGACGGCGTCGAGGTCGAGTACGTCGACGAGACGACCGGCACGAAGAAGGCCTATGTGCGGCTGAGCATCACCAGCGGCGCACCCGTGGCCGGCGCGGTGGCAAACCCCGAGAAGATCGTGCTTCCCGGGTGCACGACCGCGGCCCAGGCCACGAACCGCGCGCAGCTGGAGGCGCGCAAGCTGCTGTTCCAGCGCACCAGCGTCACCGACACGGCGCTCGGCGACGCGCAGCAGCTCGGCCCCGGCAGCCTGGTGCGCTGGGTCGACCCGAACGACTTCGCTGGCGACGACGGGCTTCAGGCCGGCGAGGTGCTGGGCGACGACGCCAGCGTGCTGACGCTGAGCGAGCCGCCCGACTTCAAGGGCCAGGCCAGCGGGCGCATCCAGTTCACGGGCGCCGACGGCCTGCTGCTGGGGGCGCCGGTGGTGTGCACGCCGGTGTCGGGCCAGCCGTATCAGGTGACGCTCGCCAGCGTGCCGGCGGGCCTGTACGTGGCCGCGCCGCCTTCGTCGCAGGTCGGCAGCCGCTACGCCTTCGCGGTGGGCCTGACCGGCGCCGAGGTCGAGGCGGCAGGCCTCTACACCGTGACCGACCCGAAGCCGAACGGCGACGGCACCTGGTCGCTGGCGATGGTGAATTACGACGCGCGGGTCTACGCGGCGGATTGACGGCGGGCGCGGTTCCTAGCATCCGCGCCACAACAAAAGCCGACATCACCGCCGCCCGGGGCTGCCGGGAGCCTCGGAGCGCATCCATGATCGAACTCATCCTCTCCGGCCTTGTCGGCGCTGTCGTGACCTATGCCGGCGTCGCCATGCGCCAGCGCCAGGCCGGCGACTCCTTGCTCGACACCATCGTGCGCCCCTTCGGCGCTGGCGGCCCGGGGCCTCGCCGATGACGCGGCTGCTGCTGCTGGCCGGCGTGGCGGGCGCCCATTCGGCCTACTACCTCGCGCCGACCCTGGAGGACCGCGGCTGGTGGGCCTACGTCGGCACGCACGCCCTGATCGTCATCGCCCTGGCCATCGTGCTGCCGACTGTCTCAAATGGCCGCTGGGGCATCGTCGGCGCCGCCGCGTGCTGGTGGGGCATCGTTGAATCGGCGCAGGCCGTGGGCTGCAGCCTGCTGGCGTGGCGCTCGGTGTCGAATGCCGACCTGTGCGAACAGGTGCTCGGGCACGAGGTCTATCTGCTGGCGGCGTCGCTGGCCCTGGCCTGGCTCATCGCGTCGAAGCGATGGGGGCGCCGCGATGGCTGAACCCCACGCATCCGCGGCCTCTGCCGCCGCCGGCTCGGCCTTCGGCATCGGCCTCGTCGCCGGCTTCGTGAACCCGGTCCTGCAGCACTGGGCGCTGCTGGCCGTGGGCGCTGTCGGCGGCGCCATCCTCGCGGTTCAGGTGGCCAAGACACCGGGGCTGCGCCACGCGAGCGCCGTCTTCCTGCGCGCGATCATCATCGCCGGCCTCATGAGCGGGGCATGTGCCACGGTCGCGGCGCCGTACCTGGGCGCGTCGACCGACGTGCTGCTGATGCCGGTGGCGTGCCTGATCGCGTGGCATCACGAACGCATCGGCCCGCTGTTTGGGCAGGCGCTGGCGCTGCTGTCGAAGTTCACCAAGCCGGGGGCGAAATGATGCTCGTGCTGTTCGTCGTCGGGCTCGCGCTGGTCGCGCTGGCCTTCATCGTGTCGGCCCGCATGGACAGGGAGACGCCCTTCGGCGACAGGCTCGGCGCAGCAGCTGCCGGCGGCACCGGCACCCTCGCCGCCATCTCGAGCACGATCATGCCGGATCTGCTGATGCCGACGCTGGCCTGCCTGGTGCTCTGCGCGGCCTGGTTCGCGCTGTACCCGCCCGGCGAGCTGGCGCCGCAGCGCCACGACGACGGCACGCGGCAGGACGCCTGACATGGCCCGCACGATCGACAACTGGCAGACCCAGACCGAGCCGACCTGGCTCGTCGCGGCCCGTAACGACATCGGCCTGCGCGAGATCCCGGGCGCGCCGACGGCGCCGCGGATCCAGCAGTGGCTGCAGCGACTCGGCGCCTGGTGGCGCGACGACGAAACGCCCTGGTGCGGCGTGGCGGTGGCCGCCTGGATGCTGGCGGCCGGTGTCGGCCCGGTGCCGCGTTTCTGGATGCGCGCCCGGGCCTGGGCCGACTGGGGCCAGCCGCTGGCCTACCCGGCGCACGGCTGCATCGTGGTGTTCGCGCGCCAGGGCGGCGGCCATGTCGGGCTCGTGGTGGGCGAGGACGCGGCCGGGAACCTGCTGGTGCTCGGCGGCAACCAGGGCAACGCGGTCAACATCCGCGCCTTCCCTCGGGCTCGCGTGCTGGCCTACCGCTGGCCGCCAGGGCGCGACGTGCCGGGGCAGTTTGAGCTGGCGCGCGGGAGCGCGGCGGCGACGACGGGCGAGGCCTGACCGCTTCAGGCCCAGCGCGCCTCTGCCCGCTCGGCGTAGCTCGGCCGCTTCGGAATGCTTGCCCGCAGCCACTCGGCCAGACGGGTGGCGTTGACGAGCCGGCCATCGGCGTCGGCGTGCTGGTCGCACCGTGCCCGCCTCGGCACGTACAGCGTACGCGAGTGCAGCACGCCAGCCGCGCCGACGATCTGCACGACGCACCACACAGAGCCGGGTTCGGGGTCTGCGGGAATGGGTGGCAGCAGGGCCGCCAGCGCCTCGCGCTTCGCGTCGGCGATGGCCCGCCTGTTGCGCAGGCCGGGCGGGCTGTTGTTCCACGCCCAGCGGCTGGCCTTCGCGCTACGGTAGTGGGGTCGAGTTTGCATGGTCGTGGTAGTGTCTAGTTAGGCCCGCACAGCGTTCGCGGTCGTCGCCCACGCTCACATCCGAGTCGGGCACATGCACCCACGAAGACCCAGGCGAGCCCGGCAGCACAAACCTCCCGCAGCAGTCGCAGCGCGTTTGCCACTTCGCATGCCAGCCGCGCGCCGGCTTGCTGTCGTCCGTCGCCATGTCGTTCATCCAGTCTTCGTAGCTCTGTGCTTCGCTGTACATCCGCATGGGTTCCTCGCCTTCCACCACTGATGCCTAACTGTCGCTTCAAGCGGACGGCCTTCGGCCGCCGCTTAAGCTGGCGTTAGGCCCCAAGAGCGCGCGAGCCGAGTCAATGGCATCTGCCACATGCACCATCTGCCCGCCGCGCGCTTCCACGTAGCAGTAGCGGCTGTTGCCGACAGTGCGCAGCGTCTCCAGCAGCGTCACCATGCCGGCGAGCGCCTCGCGCAGCTTCTCGGTGTGTTCGTGGTCTTCTCGAATCTGCCGCACCGCGTCGGCGGCAATCTGGTCATACATCGTTTCGCTCCGGTTGGTTGGGGCCTAACCCTTCGCACAAGCTGACACGCCTGCGGCGTGCAGCTTTCCTCATTCGTTGGGCGTCAGTAGCAGATGACCCGGGCCAGGTGCGCCACGGTCCTGACTTGGATCGTCTTGCCGGTGGCGCTTGTGACCTCCAGGCCCTTGGCGCCCATGTCGTTCTCCCAGCAGTACCACGCCAGCCAATCTGCGGAGTCTCCCACCTCGCGCGCTAGGCAGTCGGTGTAGGCGTCCCACATCGAGCCCATCGCGGCGGCTATT